CGAGTACTAGGAATTAAATTATTCTATACAACTGATGCAGCTAACGACGCATAGGATTAAAATATGAGAGATTTAAAAAATAGCCTTACCACATCAGGTAAGAATACTAAAAATATACAACAACTAAGAAGTAAATCATTTGGCTATCAAGTTTTAGGATTTGGTGCGGGTGGTAGTGTTTCTTATAATGTAGCAACCGGTGGAACAATTACCACAGATGGAGATTTTAAAGTTCACAAATTTACAGGTCCTGGAACATTTGAAATTACAGAACTGGGAAGTGCCGGAGAAGTAGATTACATGATAGTAGCAGGCGGAGGCGGTGCAGGTTATGGATATGGTTCTTACGCGGGAGGAGGAGGATATAGAGCATCCGGATATGGTCCCTCTCCACTTCAGGCTGATCCAGCACCAGTTGCAGTTACAACTTATCCAATTGTAGTAGGCGCAGGCGGAGCTGGTCGTGTAGGTTTACCTTATACAAGCGGGGATCAGGGATCCTCTTCATCAGGTTTTAGTCTTACAGCTGCCGGTGGCGGCGGTGGAGGTGCAGGTATTACTCCTGGGATTAATGGTATTGCAGGAGGTCCCGGAGGTTCCGGGGGAGGAGCTTCTGGTGGAGATCCGTATAATACTCCTAAAGCCGGAGGAATAGGGAACGTACCCGTAGTTGATCCTGTCCAAGGTCATGATGGGATGGGTGCAGTGTCACCTTCTCCTAATGCAGGTGATGGAACTAATTTACAAGGAGGCGGAGCAATAGCAGCTGGCGCAATTCCAAATGGTTCAAATAATGGTGCACCAAATACTATTCTTGGTTCAGACGTTACATATTCAAATGGAGGTGGCCCTACTGCACCGCCATCAACTCCAGCTAATACAGGTTTTGGGGGCACAGACCAGGGACAAACCGGTAAGTCAGGAGTAGTAATGATAAGGTATCAATTTCAATAATATGGCACATTTTGCAAAAATTTCAGAAGATAATGTAGTACTTCAAGTATTGGCTGTAGACAATAAAGATTGTAAAGACGAAGAAGGAACTGAAGTTGAATCTATTGGACAAGCATATCTTGAAAAACACAATAACTGGCCCGCACATTTATGGATTCAGACTTCAATTAATACTACTGGCAATCAACATTCATTGGGCGGAACACCCTTAAGAGGAAACTATGCGAGTGTAGGGCATACTTGGGATGTAGAGAATCAAATTTTTTGGTACTTTAAACCTTTCCCATCTTGGGTAAAAGATATATCAATTGCTAATTGGAAATCACCTATTGGTGATGCACCAGATGATTTAACTGATGAAGAAAAAGCAGCTTTTACTCATTATGCGTGGAATGAAGCTGGCCAATCTTGGGATAAAACGGATAAAACAACTCCCGAAGCATAATCATATTGACATTAATACATACTTCTTTATAGAAGGAGTAGACATGCAGAAGAAAGTATTAACAGAGCAGTCATTATATTTTGGACAAGTAGATATGCCAAAATATTTTGAAATAGATCGAGATGAGTTAGCTCATCATATCTTACGTTCTACCTTTAATAATAAAGATCTTATATTTTCAAGAACATGGGATAAGTTAAATACTTATATAATAGATCATGTAAGGGTAAAATATAATTTTATCTTAATAAAGGAAAAAACATGGGGGGATATATATAAACCTAGTCAAACTACTATTCCTTTATTAAATATTGATCCAGTAGATCTTACACACTCCCCTGATTATACTTTACTTTATGGAGTAAAAACTGAGAAATGTAATGTTAGAATTCACTATGATGACAATAGAAGAGCAGGACGATCTTGGGATATAGAATTAAAGAATAACAAGTTTATTATGTTTCCATCTACTAACATGTACTACATAACAAATAATCAAAAAGATTCTTTGAATTTTATACAAACAACCACCTATTCCTACTTCTAAATGGACTTACCCCATAGTTTTATTGAAACATATAGAACAAGTCCAGTTCTTTGTGATAATTTAATTAGTTATTATAAAAAAAATAAAGAGTACAGGAATGTTGGTGTAACAGGGAAAGGTTTAATGGACAAAAAAAAAAAAGATTCTATGGATGTTTCTTTCTATAATAATTCTAATAATAAATTTATTGTAAATTTTTTTAAAGAAATCAGCAAACATGTTTCTAGCTATGTCAATAAATATAATATTGGAAACGATGTTCATACCTGTCAGCATAATATGGTTCAACACTATGGACCGGGGGAGGTTACCCAGCTATACATTATGAGAGAGGGCCTAAAGAAATGTTATCAAGGCAATTGGTTTATATGTTATATTTAAATACCGTTAACGATAAGGGTGGAACTAATTTTCCATATCAAAAAATTACAACTCGAGCTATTAAAGGGGATTTAATTATATGGCCTGCTGAATTTACACATCCTCACCACGGGGTTATATCTCCCACTGAAGAAAAATACATTGCAACAGGGTGGTTTAAAATAGTATGATTTTATCTAATTATATTTGGTATTTTAAATCTGCATTAACACCACGATTTTGTGATGAAGTTATTAAATATGCATTAGGGAAAAAAGAGGCTATGGGTAGAACCGGGGGATTTGACAAGAAAGAATTATCAAAAGAGGATATTAAAAACATTCAAAGAAAAAGAAGATCAGATTTAGTATGGCTGGATGATACTTGGATTTATAAAGAATTACATCCTTACATACACCAAGCTAACAAAAATGCTGGTTGGAATTTTGATTGGGACTACAGCGAGCCTTGTCAATTTACAAAATATAAATTAAACCAATATTATGATTGGCATGCTGACAGTTACGATAAACCGTTTAAGGATCCTAATAAAAAAAATCGCTATGGAAAGATAAGAAAATTATCGGTTACTTGTCAATTAACCGATGGATCAGAGTATAGTGGAGGAGAAGTAGAATTTGATTTTAGAAACTATGATCCGCATCTGAGAGAAGAAGCTAAACATTTAAGAAAAGCAAAAGAGATACTCCCTAAAGGAAGTATCATTGTATTTCCATCATTTGTATGGCATAGAGTTAAACCAATAACGAAAGGAACAAGGTACTCATTAGTTATTTGGAACTTAGGGCACCCATTTAAATAACATGGATATAAATAATTATTTTAAGACACCTATTTGGGCCGAAGAAAAACTTGAATATTTAAAGTCTTTAACTAAAGCTACTGATAAATATATTAAAGCTGCAAGAACTAGAGATAGAAAAATAATAAAATGTACTACTGACTTTGGTTACTCCTCCCCTGCAACTTTATTAGCTGAGGACAATAATTTTAGAGACTTTAGGGATTATATTAATAAAAAGTCTTGGGAATTTTTGGATCAGCATGGCTATGATATGAAACAATATAAAGTTACGTTGGGTGAGTTGTGGGTACAGGAATTTAGTAAAAACGGAGGAGGCTGCAGTCCCGCTCATATTGATTCAAATCAACATGTATCTGGATTTTATTTTTTAAAGTGCAGTGATAAAACTTCGTATCCAGTTTTCCATGAACCAAGAACTGGGGCACGTGCTACTAAATTAAAGATGAAATCTAATATAAGTAGTATTATGAATGGGACTGATACCGTTCATTTCAAACCTACACCTGGCACGTTAATTATTTTTCCCGGTTATCTTGAATATGAGTTTGTGGTCGACCACGGTAAAGCACCTTTTAGATTTATACATTGGAGTCTTTCTGCTCTCCCTAGTGGAGGGAAGGGTAATTAAGTATGAGTTTTAAAAAAAATAAATATGTAGTTATTAAAAACGCTATTGATAAAGATCCGGCTTTATTTCTTTATAATTATTTTTTGATGAAAAGACAAGTTTATGATACTTCTCTTAAAGTTAGATTTATTTCTCCTTATGAAACTATGTTAGGTGAGTATGAGGGCACCGACAGTCAGATTCCAAATACTTATTCTTGTTATTCAGATATTGCTATGGAAACTTTAATGCTGAAGTGTCAGCCACTTATGGAAAAGACCACAGGATTAAAATTAACCCCTGCTTATACTTATGCAAGAATTTATAAAAAAGGAGATGTTCTTAAAAGACACAAAGATAGATTTAGCTGTGAGATCTCTACGACAATGAATCTTGGAGGAGATCCTTGGGCAATCTATCTTGAGCCTTCAGGTAAAGAAGGACTAAAAGGAATTAAAGTAGACCTTAAACCAGGAGATATGCTGGTCTACAGGGGCTGTGAACTAGAGCATTGGAGAAATAAATTTAAAGGTAAAAATTGTGGACAAGTATTTTTGCATTATAATAATAAAAAAACACCAGGAGCAAAAGATAATATGTTTGACAAGCGTAAACATGTAGGTCTTCCCTATTGGTTTAGAAATAATTTTTAATGATTGAACCAGAAATTCACGGTATTTTTCCAACCCCTATTTATAGATCAAAATTAAATAGAAATTTTACAAATAAAGAACTTAGTTTTTTTAAAAAACTAAAATGGAGACCAAATAAAAACAACCTTGCCAGCGTTGATACATATGTTCTTGAAAAACCTATTCTTTTAAAATTAAAAAAAGAAATAGATTTATTTGTAAAAGATTATTTTAATAAAATACTTTTCCTACACAAATCAATATCACCTTACATCACTCAGTCATGGTTAAATTATACTAAACAAAAAGAACAACACCATTCCCATAATCATTCAAATTCTTATTTGTCGGGTGTTCTCTATATTAATGCGGATAAACTTACAGATACCATATCCTTTTACAATGATAGATACAGGCACTTAACATTATCATCTACTAAGTACAACCTCTATAATTCTGATACTTGGGCCTTTACAGTTGAAAGTAAAGATATAATAATTTTTCCTTCACAAACAACTCATTTCGTTGAAGAAAAAAAACATAAAGGTGCTAGGATTAGTTTGTCTTTTAATGTTTTTTTAAACGGAAATCTAGGTGCGGCAGGAGATTTAAATCAACTTTATTTAAAAAAGAATGATTGAATATATATTTCCCGTGCCAATTTTTTCAGAAAAATTAAACCTAAACGTGAAGGGTATGGCTAAATATTGTTTAGATTTTAAAAAGAAAACATCGAGTGTAAGTATAAGTAATATTGGAGGCTGGCAATCTCCAAGCTTAGATGGAGAATATAAACCTTTAAATAATTTATTTAAATCTATTTTGGATGCAAGCGAAAAGTATTGTGAAATTATTCAGTATAAATATCCTTTAAAAATTGGAGCGCTTTGGGTAAACATTAATGGGTATAAAGATTATAATACAAACCACTCTCATCCTCACAGTGTTGCTGCTGGAGTATTTTATGTAAAAGCTAAGAGTGGAAATTTAATATTTCCAAACCCATCAGGTAAAGTAATGGAATATGATTGGCCTTCATCTACGTTAGAGAGCTATAATCGTTCTAATTGTCCTAATTGGAAAATCTCTCCCGTCAATAATCAATTATTTATATTTCCAGGATGGTTAACTCATCGGGTAGGTCCTAATTTAAATAAGGAGGATAGAATATCAATCTCCTTTAATTTAATCAGATGAAAAATTATATAAATGTGATTATCATCACCACTCTAGTTCCCTGTGTGGGTAAATAATGGTAATGATTTGTAGAACCAAACATAATTCCTTTGTATATTTTTGGTGATACAACTTTATATTCCTTATCTTTATAATCTAGAATAACGGTGTCTCCATCATGGCTATTATTTAAATAAATTAAAAATTGTTTGTGCGGAAATAAATGATCTTTATGTTTTCCAACTTTATAGACTACATTGTTTGGAACAGTAACGTTAATACATGCTCGATATATTAATTTATATTTAATTTTATGTTTAGTACAAAAAGTATTTAAGAGCCCTCTAGTAAAATCAACCAGTTCACTATTTTCTATTCCCGGAAGCTGCGCATCTTTGTCTGCTCTAGTAATTATTTGGTGTCCAAAATTAACACATTTATCCTTTTTTTCTGCAGCAACATGAGAAAGATAAAATGGAAGTTGTTGGTCCTCAACAAGGTAATCAATTGTTTTTTTTTGATCTTTACTTAAAAAATCTTTATCTTCGATAAAGAAAGGTGGGTCTGTATTTTTCATGTAATTCTAAGATACATATTATCCTATATTAAATAAATTACAAGTTTTGCTATTTCAATTAGAATAGAGTATAATATTAGAAATAAGTAGATCAGATAAAAATGGCTAAAAAAGCTTTAGATAGATATAAAGTAATAAAAAATATTATGGAACCAGGGGTTTTTAAAGAGCTTAAAGCTTTAATTATTGATCCAGAGTTTACTTGGTTTTACCATAAAGCCATGACACTTAATTCTACAAAAGATTTAGGATATTTTACACACTCTTTTTATGATAAACATAGAGTTAATAGTGACTATTATTATAAATATATAACCCCCTTTTTAAATGTATTGAAGGTGGCTGCAGTCATTCAGATTAGGGCTAATATGTTTCCCAGTGTTTTTTACAAAACAGCAACAAATTGGCATAAGGACTATGAACATCCTTCTGGTAAAGCTGCTATATTTTATCTCAACGATTGTGATGGAGGGACTGAGTTAAAGATAAATAACAAAACTCATTTCATTAAAGCGGAGGCAAATAAACTATTACTCTTTGATTCTAACACCCTACACCGGGGAACAACCTCAAAAGAGGTTGACTTTCGGTATATAATAAATTTTAATTACTTTCAGAACGTAATATAGAACTACCAAAATTATAATAACTCTATATAGTGTATTATTATGCTACAAAAAATAGGCTTTTTACCAGGATTCAATAAACAACTTACCCCCACAGGAGCGGAAGCCATGTGGACGGGAGGAGAAAATGTTCGTTTTAGATATGGTACTCCTGAAAAAATAGGAGGTTGGGCACAGCTAGGAGATAAGTCTTTAACTGGGTCTGCTCGAGCTCTTCATCAGATGGTTAATAAAGAAGGAATTAAGTATGCCATCATTGGAACCAATAGAATTTTATATGCTTATTCTGGTGCGGTGTATTATGATATACATCCGATTAAAACTGACTTTGGAGCACTAACAGATAAGTTATCTTGTAGTAGTGGCTCTCCTATTCTTACAATTACTTTATCTACTACAGCAGGAATGACAGCAGGAGATATTTTATTTCTTGAAGATGTTACCGTTCCTACAAGCTCAGGTTATTCTGCTTCTGATTTTGATGATAAAACTTTTATGATTACCTCAGTAGTGGATGCTACCTCAGTTACTATTACTATGGGATCTAATGCCAATTCTACTGCGACCGACGGAGACTTGTCAGTTAAATGGTATTACCCAGTAGGACCAGCTGAACAGGTTGGAGTTTATGGATGGGGTATCTCACAGTTTGGTGGTAGCGTAACCAATCCTCAAACTAATACTTTAGATGGAGCTTTAGGAGACAATGTTTATGGAACTGGAGGATCAGGAACCAGTATTACTTTAGATTCAGTTACAGGATTTCCAACAACAGGTAC